TTGTCCTTCTGTTTTTAATTCTATTAAAGTCTGATATGTATCTTCATTAACAAATTGATTATTTTTTTTCATTTAATGCACCCGTTAAAAATGTCGTCCATTCCTGTCCTCTTTTTGCCCAATTATAAAATTTTTTATAATATTTTTGTTGTTCATCTAAATGATTTTGAATAAAATCTTCATGTAAATAATTTGCTGCTGTTTTAATTGCTGCTGCAGTATCTAAAGCCATTTGTTCATAGTCAGTTGAATAACTTATGTAGACAGGCCATTCAGCACATGTTTCATACAAAGCTCCAAAGTTATTTGTAATAACATGCACACCAGATGATAAAGCTTCTAACGCTGATACACATGATGTCTCTTCAAAAATAGAGGGGTAAACAAACATATCATAATCTGGCATTACTTTTTTTATATGTTCATGAGGTTTATAACCAATATAATTAACATTAGGAAGTTTTTCAGCTTGTTCATATAATGCAATAAAATCTTTTTCATGAGAGTCACTAAATTCAGATCCATAAATTTTAGAAGAAGAATAAACATCTAAAGTTATTTTAGGATCTTTTATTTCTTGCATGGCTCGTAATAGAACATTTAACCCTCTCCATGGAGTGCAATGATGAATTAATTTTATAGGCTCATTTTTCTTATAAATTTTTCTAACAGGAAATTCTTCAATACCATTTTTAATAACAACAGATTTTTCTGTTGGAATATCGAAAAAATATCTAAATTTTTCATAATTCCAATGACTGTTAAATACATACCAATCATACTCTTTATGTCTTTCCTTATTTCTAAAAAATTCTTGAAGATTTGGTTGATCATAAGAATTTTTTTGCCAGAGAATATTTAACTTATTAGGATCGATTGGAACTTTACCTGGAATAGATGTACATATTTGAACTTTATCTAAAAGATTTTTTGAAACATGCTTAATAAGCATTTCCATCTGAATTTCAGTTGCACCTCTTGGTTCCATTATTTTTTTGTAAATGCTTCGATATTTACTCTAGTAACCTTTATTTCTAAATCCTGTCTAAAATCTTCTTGAACTGTATCAGTATTCGGATTAGCAACATCAGCTTCAAATTCTGCTTTATTAGCATAAATTTTTCCTGTTCTTTTATTCTTAATTATTTCCTTTGCCTCTGCTGGTATTTTTGGTATGTCATTCATTTATCTTATCCTTTTGTTAAAATATCCTATAGATGCAATAATTCTTGGTGTTAATCCAATAACTTTATGTTTAACCCCAGGAGGAATAAATATCATATCTCCTTTATTAATCTCATAATCAATATTATTAACATCATATATTCTATATATTGTTTTGCCTTTCAATCCTATTATAAAAACATACTCAAAATCTTTATGAACAGCTCCAAGTTGTGTAACAAAACTAAAAAACAAATCTACTCCATCTCTAGAGTCAAGGCTATATTTAAATGTTTTTAACAAAAAATCAAAAAATGTTTTAAATTCTTTTAAATAATTTGTGACATTTACCATGTTATAAACATCCTTTAAATTACCTATTCTTGTTTTTGTTAAAACTTCACTATCTGGTTCTTGCTCTAAAAATTTAGACATTAAATTAAAATCATATTCTCTGTCTAAAATAGCAAAACTTTTAACATAAGTGACTTTATTGTCTCTAATAGACTCAACTTGTTTTTCGTTTAACAACATTATCTGCCTTGTCTGTTGTATCTTTTATACGATCTTTTCTCTGATTTTGAAAGTCTTTTTTTGTGACGGCCTGGACGTTTTCTAGGTTTTGGTCTTGGTGTAAAATGTAAAAAACTTACCCTAGCCATTTTCTTGTGATCTATCTATTTGTGCGTAACTTATAATACCTTGTATTTCATTAGCAGTTCCTGCGGTCATTTTTAAAATATCACTTTCTTCTAATACCAATGTTTCTTGTATTATATTTTCAACTGTATTTGCAGCTATAGCTTTTCGCCAAATAGAAAAGGTACTAGAAGCTGAACTATCTGTCACTTGTACAGATAGGTTTACAGGACCAGAAGATGAATTATCAACTTGTATTTGTTTTATTAAACATCTAGCATTAGAAGGTGATGTCAAAACACTTGTAGTATCTGTGTTTGTTAAATTTATTCCAGCATTTTTATATTGTATTGTCATGATAAAAAATAATTAAATGTATCTTGTTCATTTTTTAACTCTTTTTGGTATGAGGTGTTAAGCTTATCCTTTATAGTTTGTAAAGATTGTGCAACCTGTCTTTGGTTATCCTCTGTATAAACAGGTGTAGGTTCTGGTATTATAACATCAATCCTAGCCATTATCTCATTCCATCAGGTTGAACATCAGCTCTAAAAGTTCCGTAACGCCAATTTTGATCAGTAGATAAGTTAGCTACTTTTATACTTGCAAATCTTGATCTAGCTCTAGTATTTACTTTATCAGTAGTGCTGTTAACAGTAAAAGGCCCGAGAGGCGAGGATGTTTGGGTATCAGACGGAAATTTTCTAAGGTTAATAGTGATCTCTGCATCTCCAGTTATTAATTTAAAATCAGGAAAAAACCTTCTTATGCTCATAAAAAATTGACCGTCTCCACCTTGATTTAAATCAAAATCTCCAGATTGAATGAAAGCAGGTATAGCAGTTTTAGCTCCTGATGAATCCACTTGATTATTACCTCTTTCGTGAGCATAATATATTGATGCACCATTTATACTAGTTACTCCTTGAATGGTCGGAAAAGTTGGAGTGGCCGTGGATGTAAATTCAGTTGCATATGGATTATCATATAAAGTTGCATCGTGCCAAGTTGTTCTAGCTAATGATCCTGTAGTCCAAGTGTTTTCTGCATAGTTATAAGTCACTACTCTATCGATTAATGTTGAACCTGACTTAGGGTAAAACCAACTTACTTCTTCATAAAGACTATTAAGGCCAACATAAATTTGCTCACCATTATCATAACTTAAACCAAGATTATCTCCTTTATCTGTAAATACAAAATCTTCAACTAAACAAGGTAAAGATTTAACAGTACCATCATATACAAAAAATCCACCTGATTGACCCATCCAATAAACAGCTCCGTTTACATAATAAACAGCATGTTGTCCAATTAAACCACAATTTGAGCCTACTTGCCTGATGGAAAAAGTAAATGGTGGTCCAACAAACTGCATTACATAAGCTGATGTATCGGTTAAAATTAAAATATAATCTTTTCCTTTAACTGCTCCTACTATTTTTGTGCCTGAATCAATTCTAAAAGTACCAGCGGTGTTTACAGATGTAGGAGTATAATCGGTTATATCCTCCTGATCAGAAAATCTTATAAACATCTTATCTTGTGATGAAGATGTCCCTATAGTTGTTTCAGTTCCAAGTATTACAAGATGTCTATCTCTTTCGGAAACGATTGACATAACAGATGCTGACGGTGCTCCACTTACTAATGAGGCTCTAGTGGTTAAAGCAGCTGGTGTATTGCTTATTGTGTCCCATTCAAATGTTTGTCCGTTTTTAATAGTTGCAATTAATTTTGAACCAAAATGATCTAAAGACCATGATGCTGAATCTAGTGTAACACCACCAGATAAAGTTTCTTCTCCCCAAGCTGTAAAACCCTCAACTGATGCTCCACTGCTGTGTGCAGTTCTTGTTCCTGCAACAGCTCTTGTTATGCCTGTTAAATCATTTGTTGAAATACCTGTATAGGAAATAAATTCAGTCCCAACTTTTATAGTCCCCGATGTAGGTAGACCTGTCGTAGAGGTTAGTGTAATTGAAGTTCCTGAACCTCCTGTACCTGCAGTATCATCTAATAGAGCTCCATTTAAAGTGGTTATAATACTAGACCCTCCGCCCCATTCAGCTGTTCCCCAACCAAATCCAGAAGTTTGATTTAGTGGACCTACCTTTACATAAGGGTTAATTGTTGCAGAACCACTAGCAGAAACACTAGTCCCTGCATTAGTCGACATAGTAATCGTAAAAGTATCTAACGATGGTGTAGTAACAACTTGAAAAGTGTTGGTCGTAAAATCACTTGCTACATAACCAGCTCCCACAGGAGGTGTTACTGAAGTGAAAGTAAACAAGTCTCCTGCAGATAATCCGTGAGCAACTTTATTTACAGTTACTGTAGGACTTGTGTTTACTGTTGTAAAAGTGGCTCCTGTAATAGCAGAATCTAAAGGAGTCACGTCATAAAAAGAATTTTCATAATAAATAATTAAAACTTTACTTGTTCCTAGTGCAACGTATCTTCTTCCTTCTAAGTCTGCCCAACATAACTGATCTCTTGCTGCTCCAACAAAAGTAGAGGACGTAAGCTGTTCCCAACCGCCAATTTTTTCAGGCAAACCATATCTAAATCTTACAAAATCTCCATCTGTCCACTGACCCTCGGCTCCAGTAGCTGTAACTTGTTTATTAAATCCAGCTCTTATTTGTACATTTGTTAATGGCATAAAAATATTATATCATTTTTTATTAAGGTTTTAAATAATCAGATCACAGATCTATTTAACAAACATTTGAACAGATATTCTAGGCATAATAGGACTTAAAACAGGAGTTACTTTATGATCGATCGGAGTTTTTACAATTACTAATGAATTACCAACAACTGGTATAAAGCCATGAGCATTTGCATCAGAAAACATAAATTCTCCACCCCATTGCTTATTCCATTTATAATTTATATAAAAGGTAGCACCATATTTCCAATCCCCATCATTATGCCAATTAATACCAGAACCTTTTTCCATATAATGAATATTAGTACTCATACTTTTTTTATCAACGATTTGAAAATATGGATTAAAAGTCACTAAAGTTTTTAATTTTTCAAAAGGTGGATAATTTGTTACTTGATTTCTAAGAGGGGGTACAATGTTATTTATTAAATTATTATTCCAAATTCCTTTAGAGGAGTGTAAATTTATTTGTTTTCTTTCTTTGATTATTGCATCATGAATACCTTTATACATATTATAATCTAAAAAATTTGTTATCCACCAAATTTTTCCAGGAACTGAGTATGCTAAATTCACAATTTTTTACTATTAAATCTAGGCTTGAATTTTATATTTTCTAACATATAAATATTTATATATAACTTATTTAAATTATGAAAGAAACAAATTTTAATGCTAGAATAATAGATCTTAAATATCATATAAATGGGCTTGTTCCCACAAATGTTTGTAATGCTTTTATTGAATTTTTTGAACAAAATAAATCTAAAACAGGAAGAGAAGGAAGTTATAAGTATAAAGAAAACAGTTATGCCGAGGATAATTTTAGTTGTTTAAATCTAACAAAAGAAAGTTTAACTGATTCTTCATTTATTGACCCTTTAAATGTTGCTAAAAAATATATCACTATTATGGTACAAAATTATGTTTTATATATTCAAAATAAATTTTGTCCTAGTTTTAATAATTTATTGATTTCTAATTCTCATAATATAAGGATTTTAAAGTATGAAACGGGTCAGTGTATTAAAGATCATGCAGATGTTGGATTAGATTATAATAGAGCTTCTTGCACTTTAAACTTGAATGAAAATTATGAAGGTGGTGATTTTAGATTTTTTGATGGTCAAATTAAACACTCTTTTAAGACGGGCGATGGTATGATATTTCCTGCAGAACCCATTTGGATACATGGGACTGAACCTATAACTAAAGGGACCAGATATTCCATAAATTGTTTTTTACATAAATGATAAATAGAACTGTAAAAATACAAAATTTTATTGGTATATATGACGGATATATATCTGAAGATGAGTGTAACAAAGCTATAAAATTATATGAAGATCAAGACAAATTTAACAACACAATAAATAGAATTAGTTCGGAGAAAGCGTCCATATTACAAAAACAAGATCAACAATTTTTTGCAAGTCAAGCTAACCTAAATTTTTGGTGGGAAGATTTAAAATCTTTGATGGTTAATTATGATTTAGCTTTTAAACATTACATCGATACTACTGGAGCAAAGGAAGCTTATGGTGTGCCATTTAATTTTACATCTTTAAAAATTCAAAAAACTTTACCAACTGAGGGATATCATGTTTGGCATGTAGAACATCAAAAAGGATTTGAAAATGAACCAAGAGCTTTTGTTTTTAGTATATATTTAAATGATGTAGAGGAAGGAGGAGAAACTGAATTTTTGCATTTTTCAAAAAGAATTAAACCCAAGATGGGAAGAATAGTTATTTGGCCAGCAGCTTTTCCTTACGTACACAGAGGTAACCCACCCTTATCAGGTAAAAAATATATTTTAACTTCTTGGATGTTATTAAGATGAACTATAAGATGTAGGCCTTGCACCTAATCTAGCTGTCTTATCAGATTCGCTTTCACCCTCTATATTATCTGCATCCCAATCAGCTTGTAATTTAGCTAAATGAGCTGCATCCCACTTTGTTATGAAATCAGAAAAATCACCTAAGTTTGCGTTATTCCAAGTTGCATGAGGTTTACCATCTCTGTACTCTACAGTATCATTATGATCTAAATTATCTGCAACGTATTGAATAGCCCAGACATCTGCAAATTTACTTTGATTCCAAAAAGCATCATCATCCAAAATTTTGTAAGCTATGCTATAACCATCTTCATTTTTTATAGTATGATTGATAATTTTTTTATCATCCATTACTACTGTCCATGTTGAATTCGTTGCCATATTTTCTCCTAAGTTTTAATAATATAAATTACAGTTAAAAAAGGTTGTAAAACTGAAGTTGCATCACCAGTAAAAGTTGCACTCATATTGTGAGAATGACCTGTACCAGACCCTGCACTTGAAGTACTACCTGGAGTAGCAAAGGGGATATTAGGAAAAGAAGGTTGATCTACCTGTGCTCTTCTTAATGGAAAACTTGCACCCCCACCGTGTGAGTGAGAGGCTAGTTCTGCCTCTGATAAAGTATGGTTAGCTGTTGAACCTCCAACATTTCCAGTAGATTGAACAGTGTTTGCTCCACCTGTTGATCCTAAAGCTTTGTTGTTAGATTTACCAACCGCTACATTATCTGATAGATTAGGAACATTGAAAGTTGATGCACCGTCTCCTACACCATAGGTTGTACCTATTATTGCAAATAAGGCAGAGTAAGTTGATCTTGAAACTGCTGAACCATCGCATTCTAAAAAACCTGTTGGTACTGAAGCAGAAGACCATGGCACAATAGTTGCCGTTGGAATTCCCTCGATACCAGTAAGGTTTGCTCCAGAAAAATCGTATTTTGTTGCTTCGTAATTTGACATATTATTTATCCGTAAAAGTCCATCCTACATTTGAACCAGAAAAAACTAATCCAAATGCTGCACCTTCTGTATTAACCACTAAGTCAGATGATGCGTTTGCTATTTTAGAGCTGTTTCTACCCACAGTCAACGCTGCAGTGTCAAATGTGTATCTTGAATCTACAAAATGCACTTCATCGCCAACTGCTGGTGATGCTGGTAGTGTGATTGTAACTGCTCCTCCGTTTGTCTCAACAAATAGTTTTGCTCCTGCCTGAACCGTCTCTGCTGCACTAACAGTTCTCCATTTTCTATACTCGTTTGCTTTCACAACATTTGTTCCGTCAGCATAAAGTACATAACAATTTCCCTCACAAAGTAAAACACCAGTTCCACTAACTGTTTTAAAAGTTAATGTAAAACCCGCATGATCCGTGCCATCAATTACATTATATACTTTTTCTATACTGTTTGGTATTGTAACAGTTCTGTTAGCAGCTAATGTTCCTGTCAATTTTAAAGTAGCATTTCTAGCATTTGATATAGTTTTATCAGTCATAGCTAAAGCTACATCTGATGAAGCTACATCTATCTCTTGATATCCTGCAATTGCCTGTTGAACTAAATTTAAATTATTATTTGTGTTGTCTCCCCAAGTACCAGCATTTTCACCAGTTACCATGAGTTCTAGTTTTAAATCGCTTGAAAAACTACTCGACATAAATTTTATCTCCTAAACTACCATATTATACATTTGCTAAGCTGCTAAATCAACCTCTGTCCATGTATTATTTACTCCAAGATCTACCTCTTGCCATGATGTTACGTTAACTGTACCAACACTAGAAGTTAATTGTTGACCTGATGGTACAACTAAACCATTTCCAGTTATTGTGACATCATCCAACGAAGCTGTCAACTGAAGACCAGAAACTCCTACAATTTGACCAGGGATTTCTGCATGTTGCCCAAGAGACATAGTAGCTTGAATTCCACTTGGTTGTTCAATAGTTGTTTGAATTAAATTTATGTCCCCTATGGAAGATGTCATTTGAATACCAGTTACATCAACTGGAGTTTTCAATCCAGCTACTGTTGTTCCCATCGATCCAGTTAAAGAACCCGCACTTGTAACTTCTACTAATGCATCTCCCTCTAAATCTGAAGAACCTATTGTAAAATCAAGTTGATCTTCTGCTGCAAATACAGTTATGTCTTGATCTATCTGTAAAGAAAAACTTCCAAAAGTAGAGGTTAATTGACCAGCACTAGTTACAGAGACCGATACATCGGTTTTTCCAATCGCTGCTCCAATTGATGAAGTAAGAGTTTGTCCCGTAGCTATAACTGAAAAAGCACCACCCCAAGCAAGGTTACCCCAAGTTTTTCTACCCCAACCAATACCTGTTAGTTGGGATTCATCTACTGTAGCAGTGCCAATACTGAATGTAGCAGAAACACTACCTACTGGTACACCAATACCAATAGTTGAGCTTCCCACACCTATTGACATTGTTACAGGTCCAGGATTTTCAATTAGTACTGAAGTGCCACCAACAGTTGTTCCTTGAGAAGATGTTAATTGAATTCCAGTGACATCTATGTCTGCGTTAGCAGTAGTTGTGACTGATCCTATTGAAAAAGTTCCTGATATGCCACTGACTGAGACTATTTCGTCAGAAAGGTCTCCCCATTCTGATGCTCCCCATGTCTTTCGTCCCCATCCAGTGGCCATATCATTTTAATCCTTACGCTAATCTTAAAATAGCAGCAGATGTTGTGAACGCAGGAAACTGAATTGTAAACGTTCCTGACGTTGCAGTTTTATCTCCACCAAAATCTAATACAGCAACTGCATCAGTAGTATTAGAACCACCATCAGTTGTTGTATTGTAAATTAATGCACCTCTTGCAGTAAGTGTTACACCTACAAATGATAAATCAGCAAAATCAGTAATCGCTACTGATGATGAAACTTTCACACCTTGATTAACTAAAGCTTTACCACCAGCTGAGTAACCAGATGGAGATGATACTTCGTTTGAAGTTGTGTAATTTGTAGTTGATTTTCCTAAAGTTGCAGAACTTGTGTACATCGCTAACTTATAAGTGTCAGATGATGTATCAAAGTCATGTTTTCCTTGTAATAATTCTTTTTTAAAAGAATCACAAATTGCGTTTGTTGTTATAGCCATAATTATTCTCCTTTAAATTTATGGACTTGGAGAATCTACTTTTATTCTTGGAACACCATCAGTGTATTCTCCTCGTCTTCTTCTACCCATTTGTTGTAGGGCAAAATTTTGTACTTCTTCATTATACTTTGAATTATATAGGTTGTATAGATTGTCTGGTCCTTTTAAAAACCTAAAAGCTTCTGCCAATACACCGTGTAATAACATTGATTCTTGATAAGTAGATAAAAATGTATTGTTTGTTGAGGTAAATTGTGGTGGATCTTTAATATAATTAATTTGCACAGTTAAAGCAGTAGCAGGAACAGGAGCAACCAAAATTGTAAAGTCATCCCAATTAGCATAATATTTTGGAGTTCCTTGTGAACCAGTGCTATTAAACTCAGAAATAAAACTAGTATCTCTTTTTTCTAAAAATACTCTAGTGCTTCCATCAATGACTTGTACTGATCTTAGTATCAAAGAATCTGAAGGAATAGATACATATCTGTTGGCAGCAGTGAATGTTGAAGTAGCATATTTTCTTAAATCATCATAATCAACTTTACCCGCAACATCTAATTCAACTGATCTAATAAAATCTTGAATTATAGAATCAGATAAAACAGTGCTATCTACTTCTGTATAGTTTCTTACTTGTGTTAAAAAATTTGCATGTGTAATTGCCATTATGAAATACTTACCCCCACTGAACCTATATTCGAAATAAGTTCTCTTCTTCTATTTTGTAATGATGGGTCCTCTGGCACCATGCTATGAATAGTTGTTGTAATACCATTTGTTGTAACATTAAATTCTTGTGTTTTAAAAGCAAAGTCTCCTGGTAGTGATAAGTTAGCTACTCCAACAACAGTTCCTCCAGAATCAGATATTGTATTATCGTTTTCAAATTTTTGAGTTGGTTGTTGAAATTTCATTACTCTTGGATTTTTTAAAGCAATAGCATCTGCTTTATGATATGGTGGATCTAGTTGTGGATGTTTAGGTTCAAATTCAGA